ACTGCACGGCGTTGACCACGAACCGGACGATCGCCGCCTCGATCTGGAAGATCCCCACCTGAAATTTGACCAGCCATTCGATGATATCCGCGACCACCGGCACGACGTCGTTCAGGATGATGTCCCAGACTTTCTGCAGCGCCGGCCACAGCTTCTCCACGAGGAACCGGGCCACCGCATCCACGGCGTCTTTGAACCAGCGCCAGTGCGTGTACGCGTAGATCACCCCGGCCACCAGCGCGGCGACCGCCGCCCCGATCGCGATGATCGGCCACGTCGCCGCGATCACCGACACCGCCCACGCCACGAACGCCGCCACCAGAATCCCGCCCACCACAGCCGCCAGCGCGATCGCCACGCCCTTGTGCTGTTGGAACCACTTCACGATCTTCTCGATCTGGGGGACGACCTTCTCCGACAGCATCTTCGCGAACGCCAGCTTCGCCTCGGTCAGCTTCATCTGGACCGGCAGCAGCTTCTCGCCGATCTCGGCCGTCATGTTGGCCATCTCGGCTTTCGCGATCCGCTGCTGGTTCGCGGCGCCCTCGCTGGTGCGCTCGAAGTCACCGACCGCCGCGCCGGCACCTTCCATCATCAGCGCGTAGGTGGCGGCGGCCTTCTCGCCGTCGGTGAGCTGGTCGGTCGATTCCTTCCCGGTGTCCGCGAGCGCGCGCTGCTGAACCGCCGCCGCGTTCAGGGTCGGGATGAACCGCTGCACGGCGTCGTACTCGCCGCGCATCGCCCCGGCCTGCGCGTCGATCACGTCGGTGATGTCCGCGTTGTGGAACGAGCCGAGGTCCGCCGCGAGCCTGGTGAGGTTCTGCGACATGTCCGACGCCGGGCCTTGCCCTAGGCCGAGCTGCACGAACATGTTCCCGAACGTGGATGTGGCGTCAAGCGCCGCGGTCTTCGACAGGCCGAGGCTCGTGGCGGCCTTGTCGGCGAACCGGTCGAGCGCCGGGGCCATGTCCTCGAACACGGCCTGGGACTTCGACGTCGCTTCGTTCAGGTCCGACGCCGCGCCGGTCGCCTCATTGAAGAACCCGATCGCCTTCGACGCCGCGCCTTCGAGCAGGTTCGCGGACAGGAACCCCGCGGCGGTCTTGCCGATGTCGGCCAGGGTGCCGCCGAATCCCTTCGCGGAGCGGTCAGCGGACGCGAACCCGGGGCCGGTCTGGTCGTCGGTGCGGACGACGATCTCGATCACGTTGTCAGCCACCGACACCCCCCGTCATCCCTAGGTCACCTTCGCCATCACGGTCCCGTAGCCCGCCTGCCTCTTCGATCCGCAGCAGCCGCAACAGCCGCCCGGCGTCGCAGGCCACGATCTCGTCGGGGGTCTTGTGCCAGCGGTCGCACAACCCCAGGATCAGTTCCGCTTCGGCTAGTTCGACCGGGCGGTCGACGGTGCTTCCATCGGGATAGACGGCCGGCCCGACGGCCCGCCACCGTTCGAGCCGTTCGACAAAGGGACAGACAGCCGCCCCAGGATCGCGTCCATCCACACGTTGATGATCGACAGCATGTGCCCGGCGTCCTGGGAGCGGATGCCGTCGAGCGTCGCCGGCACGGGCCGTTCCTCGCCCTCGTTGTCGGGGTCGTCCTCGGTCAGACCCCATGACACCAGCGCCGCGGCGAAATGCTCGAACAGGCCGGTCACACCAGACGCTGTCACCAGCGCCGCCTTGACCTGCGCGGGGTCCGACACGTCGAGATCGGCGGCCTGCACCCCGAGGTCGGTCGTGTCCATCAGCGTGCCGAGCGTGACCGACCGGCTGACGATGTTCAGGGCGTCCATCTCCGGGTCGTCGGGGAACCGGAGACGGAAGACCCGCTGGGCGAGCTTCGGCACGTCAGGCCCACGTCGGGACGGTGCCGTCAGCGAGCACGCCCGGCGCTTCCCAGGTCAGCGCGCCGTTCTCGGCGCGGGTCAGCTTGTAGTCGGTGAACAGGTACTCGCCCGGCAGCGACTGGCCCGACACGTTGATGGTGACCGTCCGGGCGACCGAGGTCACCGGCACGGTGCGGAACACGGTGTGCGACAGGTTCGCCGCGTCGTTGAACACGCCCTTCGGGGACACCGACGCGTCGGCGAGCAACAGCAGCCGTTCCATCGCTGATTTGTCCAGACCGGTGATGTCCTGCACTTCGCGGGGTGTCGCGATGTCGAGCGACGTGCAGTCGTTCCGGATATCACGCGGGGTGCCACCCGAGTCATCGACGCTGAACGTCGTCCACCCGAGACCTGATTCTTTCGCCATGTCGGGGTCCTTCCTATCCTCGGTTGATCACGGTCGTGATGCGGTCCTGGTTCTCCGCGAAGTCCTCCACCCAGTCCGCCGGGCCGGTGTGCCGGCGGATCAGCCCGGTGTTCGCACGCCAGTCCCCGCCCCGCACCAGGTACAGCTCGGGGCGCGCCAGCCGCACCCGGTGGGGTTCACCGGCGAAGCACTGCTGGCCGGGCGGGAAGCTGAACACGGTCCGGCCGTCCTCGCCGCGGGACTCGCTGTAGCGGCGCCGCGGGTCGCCGGGCTGCACGACCGCGAGCACCGACACGCACTCGGCCCGGATGTACGCAGCCTGCTGCATGCCCAGTCCGGTGCCCTCGTCCACGATCGTGTCCCAGCCGTCACGCCACCGCTCGCAGTCGACCTCGGCGCAGGTCGCCTCACGCCAGTGCGTCCCGACCGGTGACGCCACCCGGTAGGTCTTGTACGCCTGCACGGGCATGGCGGGCGTCGCACGGAAGGCCGGTCCGAGGTTGATCATCAGTACACCGTCGCTGTCAGGTGGCGGGCCACGACGACCGAGAAGTTGCAGACCGAAAACGTCCCCGTGGTCACGACCCGCAGCCACCGCTCGACCGCCAGATTCCCCGCGGTCGCGATCCGCTGCGCACCGGCGCCGGTCACCGTCGAGAACGCGCCGCCGGTCACGTCCGCGTAGGCGTCGCCCGCCCCGTCGTTCTGGGACTCCTGCAACTTGACCGTCGCCGACGTCCCCGTGAACGCGAAGACCTGAAGGAACGCGACCAGCCCGAAGCTCGACGCCGCTGTGAAGTCCACCCCGGTCCCGTTCGTCGCCGCCGTGTCCGCGCGGATGCCTGCGGTGAGCTGCCGGCCCCACGACAGCCCGTAGCCGTTCGACAGGATCTGGCACTTCGCCTTCAGCGACCCGTTGTTCCCCCGGGCATAGTCCCAATTGATCTGCTTCCCGACGATGCACGCCCCCTCGTTCCCCAGCACGGTCCCCCGGGCGTAGGTAGCGATCCGGTCCGTCAACGGCAGCGAGCGCAACACCCCGTGGATACCGGCCCCGAACGCCGCCGGGTTGAACCACGACGTGAACGCCAGCTCACCGGTCCGTTCGCCACCGATCCGCTCCATCGCCGACTTGTTGATGCCGGTCACCGGGTAGGGGGCGGGGCCGCCACGGACGCTGTCGAGCGCCGCGACATCACCCGAGAAGTCGAAGCCGTCAATGTAGAAGTTGTCGCCGAGCCCGGACTGCTTAGCCATCCCGTCGCCTCCCTAGGGTGCCTGGGTCCAGAGGTCGTTCACGATCATCGGGACGAACAGGTCGATGACCCGGAACAGGGTCCCGTCCTGGTTGACGTTCCCGGCCCGGGACCGCAGCGGGTCGCCGGTCTCGCCGAGCAGGTCGATGTACGCGATCAGGCCGCCCAGCGTGAAGTCCCCCGAGTACGACCCCATCACGAGATCGAGAGCCTTCACCAGCTCCACGTCGATGTCGTCCTGGGGGTCCGACAGCATGTTCTTGTAGAGGCGGGTCCGCCAGTCGACACGGGCGGTCGTGGATGCCAGACCGGAACGGCCCCGCGCCGGTGACTGCCCATCGAACCACGTGGACGCCGTGACCCCGCTGGCCGGCGCCGACTTCGGCTCGTGGTTGTTGACCCGGTCGAAACAGCCGAGCAACAGGAGATGCGACTGCATCGACGTCGTCAGCGCCAGCACGTCCAAGCTCACGACGCCCGGCCCCCGAGCTTGCGCACCGCGTCGACCACGTAGGGCCGGATGTCTTCCATGACCCGGCCGC